ATGCCCCTACCAACACCACCAAAAGGAACGATTGATATGGCAGACCACGACCACATGAAGGACGCATAATTATGACAATACGCGATAAAATTGCAGCGACAGTTTTCAAAGAGGTGCTAACCAACCTTAACGTAGACGGAATGGGGCCTTGGAACGCCGCCGATGCCATCCTAGCCCTACCAGAAATCGCTGACCTGCAAAAGAAGCTGGCCGAGATTAGTGTTGATCGTGACAAGTGGTTTGGGATTGCTCTTGAAAACAAACACACCATTCCCCGCGCTTACCAGATGGGGCTGGATGCGGCTGCTGTCGCTAAAGAAGGCTTGGATAACGAACCCTGCATGAAGTGTCATTCACGGCGTAAAAACCACCATATGCGCCACCCGTTTCAGGGCAGGCTTGGGCTATTAACGCCTGAAGCAATCCGCGCCATACAGCCACCCGCTGACTTGGTAGAACGTGTGAAAGGGGGTGAGTGATGGCTTGGAACCAAAACTACCGCAGACTAGACGAAGGCGAAACAATCCGCGCCACAGACGAAGTTTTGATAGACACACATTTAGGTTGGCGCCTAACCAATCCGCGATGCGTTGGCACTAAAGCCCCCTCACCGCTTTACACATCCCACCGCAGCTATCGACGGTTAAATTTGAAAGGAACAGACCATGAGTGAAGCACCAAAGAGGATATGGGTAGCCGCTGATCTTACGGCGTGGTGCCACGACCCAATGGGGATACGTGACACTGACATTGAATACCGCCGCGCCGATCTACCCGCGACCGCCGAACAGGCGTTTGCCAATGAGAAGGTGAAGGCGTTGGTGGAAACTTTGAAGTTCTACGTTTACGACGATAACTGGCAAAACGTGGTTTACGAAGAAGAAGGCGGACTGGGGCCTTCACCCATAAATCAAGATCATGGATGCAAAGCCCGCGCCGCCCTAGCAGCAATGGAACTACATAACCCAACCCAAGAAGGAACAGACAAATGAAACTAACAATCGCAATCATCGCAGCACTATCCGTAGCAGGCTGCACAAATAACCTAGAACCAGCAGATGTTGGTGACGCAGGTACTACCGCTGTAGCCATTGGCTTAGGTGCCGTTGAGGTAGGTGGCTTAGGTGCCTTACCTGGTGGTGTAGTACCACTGGCTGCACTAGCAGGAAAGAATGTTATCCGTACTCAGATCGAAGAGGGTAATATGTCCCCAGAGGATGCACGTACAGCTACCATCGCAATGGATGGCTTCGGATGGCTTGGCACTTGTAATAACACAGCAGTTATCTTAGGTATCATTGGTGTAATCAACCCGCTAACTGTGGGACAGACACTCACTGTTGGTGTAGCATGTGCGTTAGCTAGTGTAGCATCAGCAGAGGTAACAGACGATGACTAAAGTACTAGCACTGGTGGCAGCACTTATGGTATCGGGTTGTACCCCTGACAAGTACCTACACATGGCGGCTGGCGTTGGTGCTGGTGCTGTAGGTGATGAGGTACTAGGGGGACGTGGCTGTGAGTTGGCAATCGCAGTGGGGTTAGCTAAGGAACTTATTGACCCTGTTTTTTCTACCTTAGACCTATTGGCTACATCTGTTTATTGTTTAACACTACTAAAGGAAATATCTAATGAAAACTGAAGAACTACAAGAGATTATCCACACAGCAGCAGACCGCCTAGCTGGCAGGTATGGTAACAAACAGATGTTCAATGACCTACGACAAGAGGCACTACTCAAGGCATACGAACTTATGGCTGATGGTGTCACAGATGAGAAGAAGATCATTGGCTCCATGCGGTCTCGACTACGGGACTTCTATAACTACGAGCAACTACCAGTGACTGTACCAGCGTCAGGGCAGGCTTATACAGCACGTAGTCTACTTATGGGGGACAAGGGTAGCCCAGACGTAGGGTGGCCTCTCCTACAGGCTCTCATGGCCTCTGGTGAGGTACTTAATGATAACCTACCCGCCATTAGTAATCATGTGGAAAAGTACGAGGCAATGGATTATCTACAGCACCTACTATTCATCATGGAAGAAGTCCTAGATTCACGAGAGTATGAAATCCTGGTTTCAGTGTACTTGAATGAGGTTGAGCAGACCGAGGTGGCAGACCTCATGGGTATCTCAAAGCAACGAGTGGAACAGATTAGGGATACTGCACTTGAGAAGATAAGGGAGGCCATTAGTGTGCCTAATGTGTAACACATAGGGCCTATAACTACACAATATACCAATAACCAATCACTTAATGTTACAATCCCTTGACTATGGCTTAAATAAGTACTTATACTTAGGGGTAAGGGGTTACTTAAGAAGACTTCATAAGTGATTAAACAACATGATGGTTAATAACACATAAGAAGACTACTTAAGGAGACTCCATAGGATGCACTTATGTATGTCTTATTATTTTGTAGTTACAACTGAAAGGAAATACTATGGCTAAGTGGAAAACAGATGAGATGGGGTGCGATTTGATGGATAACTGGCGTACAGATTTCGAGAACGCACCTAAGAATGAAACCATAGAGAAAGAGTATACGCACCACAACAGCGGTAAAGAGTTCACTAAGAGTATCACAATGAAGGTGCCAGTGATTATTTCTGTAGGCGGACTTGTGATCTACTCTTTCTGGTCGGAGACACGACAACAGTGGTTAGGTGTAGCCGATAGTGAGAAACCCGATGCTTGGCAACCTTGGCCTAAACCTTATGGAGTAATTAATGAGTGAAGCAACACACCTACCTTGCGTAGACAAAAAAGAGTGTGGTTCAAGTGATGCCTACTCATGGAACAATGAGAAAGAACAAGGCTACTGCCATGCGTGTGAACTAAAGACTTGGATGTTTAAGGACAAACTATGGGTCAAGAGAAGTGGACAAAGCAAAGGGATACCATTGGATAACCAAGAAGACAGCCTAGTAGAAGACTTTGTACCAAAGGACATCAAGGAGCCTGTCACTGGTGGTACATTCGTAGGTATGCGGGGGATCACCTCAAGTACTATGGAGAAGTTCGGGGTTAAGACTGACGGGGATAAACAACACTATGTGTATCCATCAGGTGGGGCCAAGACACGTCATATTGCTGAGAAGACTTTTAGTACACAAAAGGGTTTTAAGACTGACGAACTTTTTGGTATGAACATCTTTCCTGTAGGTGCCTCCAAGATTGTTACCATCACTGAAGGTGAACTTGATGCTATGAGTGCTTGGCAGATGCTATCACAAGGTAGCACATACACTAACCCTGTGGTTTCTTTACCTAGTGCAACACCATCAGGTAAGCTGTGGGAGAAGTGCAAAGGCTGGTTGGATAGCTTCGAGAAGATCATCCTGAGTGTGGATAACGACACGGCAGGTGCTAAGGTAGCTGAGACTATGTTTGACCTGTTCCCTACCAAGGTCTACATGATGGACCACGGTAAGTATAAGGACGCTAACGACTTCCTACAGGCTGGTGATCAGAAGTCATACAAGAGTGCGTGGTGGGGCGCACGTAAGTACTCACCAGCGGGCTTTACAGCAGGTGTAGACGCATGGATGAGTGCTATTGATGGGGAAGACCCCTATGAGTACACACCTACCCCTATTGAGGCTTACAACAAGATAGGTAAAGGGTTGGTCAAGGGTGGCATCACAGTGGTTAAGGCACCACCAGGTACAGGCAAGAGTAGCTACCTACGTATGCTTATGCACTTCCTAGCGGTTAAGCAGGACAAGGTGACAGCAGCACTAATGATGGAAGAGGTCAAGAGTGTCACAGGACGTGCTATGGCTACCTACCAGTTGGGTAAGAATGTAAAGACCAAAGAGGATGCTGAGTTCAATGGTGTAACCGAGGATGAAGTCAAGGAAGCTATCAAGGTAGTCTTAGGTGACACAGGTGAGAGGTTCGTATCTTTTGATATTAACCCACAAGACCCAGTTGAGGATACACTTAAGCAGTGCAAGTATGCTATCTCTGTGTACAATGCTGAGTATATTTTCATTGACCACCTTCAACGGTTAGCCTATCTATCGGGTACTGATGGTGCTACATCAGCCTTGACAGAGCTTGGGGTTAAGCTTACAGAACTAGCCAAGCGTCGTAATGTGGGCATCATCTGTATTAGTCACGTAAACAATGACGGAAAGACTAAGTACGCAAGTAGTATCGAAGAGGAAGCTATTGTGTTGATTGAGATGAGTAGGGATAAGAAGTCTGATGACATCCAAGAGCGCAACACGACTTACTTGGAAATCACAAAGAATCGTCCTTATGCCTTGACAGGACCAGCAGGTATGCTTACCTATGATGTTGAGACAGACATGGTTACAGAGCGATTGGGACCACGAGAACCAGTTACTAATAACAAAGGAGACTTCTAATGACTTTTGAAGAGTGGTACGCTCAAGAGTTCCCAGACTTGAACCCCGAGTGTGATGACTTCTATGAGATACTAGAGAAGGCTTTTATCGCGGGGTTTGATTTCTCTGCTGACACTTTTGACACTTACACTTTTGATGAGGTTCTATCTTACATGGAGGTTGTTGAGAATGAAGATCAGGGTATTTGATACTGAAGGAGTAGGACTCAATCACAAGGCAGAGAAACTACACAACCTTTGCTACACAGAGGATGGTGAGACCTTCAAGTACACTACCTCCTACGAGGAAATGGTAGAGTGGCTATCTGAACCTGATGTACTGTGGGTAGGCCACTATAGTGTAGGACACGACATGCCAGCCATCAACAAG